ATTCCGGTTTGTCTGGGTTTCGGAACTCTACACCATTTCCCATGGATTTTTTATCTTCAAGGATGAATTCGCCTGTGGCGTCGTCGAATACGCCGAGCTTGAAGAGGGTGTAGTCCGCGGGATGTTTACCGAAGTGGTGGTCCGCGGAATTTATGCAATCGGAGAAGGTACGCGTAGCGAGACCCATTGCAGGAACAAAGAAGGGGGGCATGAAGCACATAGCTTTTTCGTCGTAGACGGTGAATATTTGAAGCATTAGAGATAGTCCCTGATTTGTTGTTTTGATTTGATGTGTGCGTTCGATTCACGAACGGCGAGTCTTTCCGGTGTGTTATTGGGGTCGCTTGACGCTTGTTCAATACGTCGCTTTCGAAGTTTTTCAGCGAGTTTAGGATTTGATCTTTCCAGTAGTGTCCGATAATAGGTTGGCACAGGCATTGTGCCGCCATCGGGAAGTCGAGCTTCGTCCTGGGGAAAGAATGAATCGGGATATTTTTCATAGAATTTTGCGCCGATGCCGGGCTTGAGGGACATAGCTACATATTCGAAGGGGCGTAATTTTATTTCGCCGGTTTCTTTGTTGTAGATGCAGTAGCGATCTTGTGTCGCTTCTGCGGTGTTTTGTTTTTTGAGAAGGTAGCGCGCGACGTAAGCCGCGCTTTTGAAGGTGACGCCAGAGAGTTCGCAGTTGCCTTTTTGCCATGTGGCTTCAAGGAGTTTTGATTTATAGATTCGGTTACCTTTTCTTTCAGTCCAGAATTTTGCATCTGGAAAGCGGTAGCCGAAGAGGAGAGCGTGATAGTGAGGGCGACCAGTTGTGTCGCCATATTCGCCACACATGAAGTAGCGAATTTTTTGTTTGGTGTTTTTACGTAGACGTTTGATGAATTTTTGGAAGTGACTCTTAACGAGTATTCCATCCGGCGGTAGGTCGTCCGGCCGGTACGTCAGGGTGATATAGCAGTTGTTTAGTCCGGCGTCGTTTAGTTGGGCTTCGTGATAACAGCGGAGCGCCCAGTCTTTTGATTTTGCGATTTTGCAGCCGAGGCAGCGTCCGCAGGGCAGGGACATAGGTTGGTTTGGGAAGAAGGCTTCGGAACGTTTGAAGGTGATTTTTTTGCCGGTGGTGTGCCAGCCGACAAGAGGGAGATAGCAGGGCATATCGTTCCCGTGTTGCTACAGCCGCCGAGGATTAACAAGGCGGCGATAAGCAAGATTCCGAAGAAGATTATTTTGTTTTTTACAGTGCTACCCCGCCCCGAGGAACGGTGCGGATACCGTTGCGACGATGCGTACGGTTAGCGGTTTTTTTGAAGAGCCTGCGAGATTTTTTGCGGGACATTTTTTTGACGACGCATTGAGCACCTCCGGTGCCGTTTTATTAGTGAGATCCAATTATATGCTCATTTCTTGTGTAGTGTCACCTTTTACATATGATGACAAGGGGGCATATGTAAATCAGGCGTCCTTTTTGTCATTTGTGGACCCCTGATCGGGGGATGGAGCCGCTGGTTGCGGCTCTGCTGGACGATCGGGTGAGACCCCTACCTCTGGTATCGGTTCGTTTGTCGAATCCACTGGGGATTCTTGGAGCTTGATTAAGCTTTCGACCCATTTTTGAGGGTCGTTTTTGTGTTCCAGGCGCTCTTCAGAAGGGAGCGCGGCGAAGCTGGAATTTACCTCAGCGATCTGCCTGGCGGCATCCTCGTATGAGGTTGAAGTGGCGTAGCCGAATTGCTCGAGAGATTTCCGAGCGATGTGTGGATCGATGCCGGTAGCGTCGTAGTGCTTGACGATTGTGTTGACGTCGCAGGCCGGGCCGAATGAGCGATCCGTTTTACCGCCCGCGCTGAAGTCTTGCGCGTATTTATGGGGCGGGTTTACTGGGTTACTTTTTCTTTCTGTTGGAAAGCCAGTTTTTGTATGAGATGTCTCTTCCTTTTGTTTCACGGCGATATTGTTCCTTGAGTGAGATTTGGCTTTGCCCGATGGATGATGTTGTGGCGCGTCGAGGCGCCATCCAGTTTTCGATGGTGTCGTTTATATAGATTGAGATATCGGAATTGAGATCCGAGAGTGTTGAAGAGATATTTTTTGCGCCGGTTCCGGCGCGTTCCATTGCGTCGGTGAGATAGCCGGACGCTTTGGTTATTTGTTCCTGAATAATACGAGCGATTTCTTCAGGAGTTTTATTTCCGATCAGGGAGCGAACGACGCGGGCTATGTCAGCCGCGATTGACGCTATTTCTTCACCGTGTTTCGCGATTAGTCCGCGTGTTGCGGTGAGTGCAGTGTTTGCGTCGATGTTTTTTTCAGTTGATTGTAAGTTCGATATTTCCTGTTCGGTTTTACGTAGTTGCATTGCCGATGATGCTGCGTTGGTGATGCCCTGGGCGAGAGCCGTTTTTTCGTTTAGTACCTTTGCGGTTTGTCCACCGGGTGTGGACGCGAGCCGAGGGCGAGGATGCGATTTAGGCCAGCGGCTTCGAGATCCTTTGCGGATCTTTGGTAAGCCGTGGAACTCATGCGTTCCTGAAAGGCCATTTGTTCGCGAGCGAGCGCGATGTTTCTTGCATTGGCGGCGCGTTGGCCGGCAGAGCCGAGTAAGCCGCCGATTAGAGAAGTGCCAGCGCCGATGACGCTGGCTGCAGCGAGAGTGAGAGGCATTAGAAGTGATCTATAAGACCCGGAGTTCCATAAAGCGGAAGAGGCCGGGCCGCGCGGATTTTGAAGTAGACGTCCAAGAGCATATCTGGCTCAGTTGGAACGGCGACCACGCGGTCAATAGGTGGTGAGTCCTCGATGAAAGCTTTGTCGAGGACTGGGAGTGTTGCGAAGTCCTGGGCGAGATGCCAGAAGTCGAGAGTAGTAGCAGAGGATGAACGGAAGAGGCCCGTTATTTGAGATTGTTTGAAGCGATATTCATCGTAGCGGGGCATGTAGCCGAACACATCGTCATCGATGTTCTTGTCATTTGAAATGAACAGTTCGGAATTGCGGATTGTTTGTTCCCCCAGGTGAGAAAGGACGGGCCAGTAGAAGTCATAGCGAGTCTGACGGGAGTAATAGCGTTCGATTCCTTGCTGGTAAGTTAGATCGGCACGTACGTTAACGATGCCGATGATGTGTCCGTGTTCGGTAAACGAAGAGACAAACCCGTGGTTGTTTGCGGACACTGTGCCGTAGGCCGCAAGGTTTCCTTGCGGTGTGTCGGCAACCTGAACGTCAGTTGCCGAGAAGCCGGTTTGAGCAACCGGAGATATATTGATTTGAGAAGATCCGCCCCCCAGAAACTGGGGCCTTTGATGGACGAGTAAAGACGGATCAGTGACTTGAAAGTGGGAGCGTAATATTTCGGGATAGCGTGTTCCGCCCCGAGCATCCCTTTCGAGAAGTTTTTGAATCTGGAACGATTCACGTAGTGCGTTGATGGTGATGGTGGTCGCGTTGGTGAGGTCCGCGAGCATTGGGAAGTCCGCAGGATTGACAGTTTGCATTGTCAGCACAGCGGTAGAAGTGGTTAATTCCCTAGGAATTATGTCCCCTGGTACGCGAGTTAGGCCGACAGTGTCGCCTACGTCAGCTTCCGAATAGATGAAAGCAGATTCGCCCAGGGGGATAGTTACGTCAGGGCCTTTTTGCGGGAATGGCAGAGCCGACGTGATGTAGTCCCGGCGTTTTCGCCGGGTACGGACAGAGTTATTTAGACCGACGGAGCCGTTGCCGTCGTCGGGACCGTCGTCCCGAGTATTTTGTGCAGGGTCGACAAGATTTTCATCCCGAAACCAGAAGTTATATATGTGCGTGTAGCACCTGGTCGGGAGTGCAGAGATAGTTACGAAGTCGGGAATGGTCCCAGGTGGGATGCCCATGTAGTCCCCGAGTTGACCCTCGAGTGTTGGAGTCGCCCCGCCCATGCGGGGAACTTGGAAGTCGATTGAATCGCCGGGCGATTCTTGCTCGCCCATGAATTTTATCCAGTTTGCCCAGACTTGACGATAGGGCACGAAGAAGAAGAAGGTTTCGAGGTACAGGTTGTCGAGAATTGGTTTTAGGGGTGTTGCGAGGCGTCCGAAGAGGGACGCCCGCAGGTTGATTGTGTCGCCGGGCAGGACCTCTAAAGAGAGGATAGGAATTAATTTTCCTGCGTCGAAGGTGGTCTTAAGACCGTGTGAGAGATCGAAGCTTGAGCGAGGTATATCAGCTCGCTTCGTTTGGGAGAATTGGTGCTGTGGACGGGCCATCTGCAG